TTATGCCGCCCTTACGATATAATTAAAGGCAATATTACGAGGACGGTTTTCATTAGCTGTTGGCACGACACGAGAGGCGTCGAATCCAAGGTCATCGGTTTTGTCTATAGTAGTTGTGTTATTCGGCATTCTCGCTGATCGTGTTCCTGCATCGTAAAAAGCCCCTCTGATTGCATCAAAAGACATACCGATCCCGCCATCTGCGAATCCCTCAATATTTCTTATTGCATCCCCCTGTGAAGATAATAATTGTCGCCCGGCATCCACACCACGTCCGTCATCCCAGCCACGAATAAATTCACCGCGTAAATCGGGAAGACGGAGGGTCGGGTAGGCTCTGGCCAGAACAGGATATTGTTCTTTTGTAAAGGCGCGCCCGTCGCACTTTAACCAGCCTTCTGGCGGTGTGGCGGTGGGCCACGGAACCGGTACACCAACAGGCAATGCAGAGCCTTCCCCCAAACCAAGGTAATTGAGGACATCTTTTATACTGCCCTTAGCGATAATAGCGCGACCAATAGCTGTAAGGGTTGCCAGCGCTGCGCGGTCTGCTCCGGTAAAATAAGGCAACCGATCTGCTGCAGTGGCAAGTCCTGCCAGAGCAGTGAGCGTGGCATCTGCCGGTTGTTTTCCGTTTGCCAGATCGTATGCATCCTTGACCGCTTTCGGTGTGGCGGCCAGTATTTCAGACGTGCTGTTGATGGCACTGCTCAGTTGTACGGTGCCTTTTGCCGTCAGCGAGGCAGCAGGCACTCCCGTTATCTGACTCCATGGGTGAGTGTGGCTGACGGGGGCCTTGCCGGCTGCAAGGTCGTATGCCGCCTTGACGGCTTTTGGTGTGGCGGCCAGCGTTTCAGAGGTGCTGTTGGTGGCACTGCTCAGTTGTACGATCCCTTTACGGGTCGTTGTTGCATCCTGGGCTGTGTATTTTCCCCAGGCCAGATCATACGCGATTTTCACAGCCTTCGGCGTGGCAGCCTCAGTTTCTGATTGACTGTCCGTGGCACTGCTAAGTTGAACAAAGCCTTTTGCGGTCAGCGAGGCGTCCGGGTGACGTCGTGACTGCTCGTGCTTTGAGATTTTATCATCCACATATTTGCGGGTTGCCAGAACCACAGACGGGTCGATTTTCAGCGTGATGGCTTCGGTGTTCGTGACAACCAGAATCATGCGGATAGTCTGGGTGCGTCCACTGCCTTCCTGCAACTGCGGTTTGTACGTTTCCGGGCAGTTTGCCACCGCAATGAGTACACCTTTATCATCATAAAGACCAATCTCACGGATCCAGAATCCACCCTCGCTTTCAGGGATGATTTGCTCCGCAATAATCTGGCTCTGATTGTTAGGGTCAACACTCAGAAGATTCAGCGGTGCAATGCGTTTCTGGTTAATCAGTTTTGTTTGTGCAGGGTCTGGTGTTGGTAACACACCATTTGCATCACCAACGGCCATTCGCGTCAGATTCAGCTTACTGCCGAGCATCGTCGCGTTAGCCAGTCGTGCCGCGCCCTGATTAGTCAGAATGGCGTAGTATTTCACTGTCATGCGTTTACTCTCAGATTATCAATTAAATGAATGGCCGGGGCAGGGAAATAATCCCCTTCGACAATAATGGACTCCGGGGTGTAGGGATAAACCGTCAGGGCATCGCCGTGATAGCATCCCGTACCAACGAAAATCTTTCCGTTCACACTCAGGCTGATCGCCAGCCCCGTCAGATGGCGACTTACTGGTTTTGCATCCGCAATAAGGCGCTCAAGTTCCTGATACATTTCATCGGTGATGCCCTGATCAAGTACTCCGACAACAATGCGAAATGTTCCCGGCTCCTCGTTGAGTTGCCACCACTCCTTTACTTCAATCAGGTAGCCGAGAGGCTCCACGGCTCTTCGCAGTGCGCTGATGGTCCCTTTGTGTCGGTGTATCAGCCATGCATCACGAATCACCTGTCGCTTTGTCTCTTCCGGCCAGTTGCGATCCCAGCGGTCAACGGAAAACGCCCAGGCGAGATAAGGCAGCAGATGCACCGGGCAGGTGTCCGGCGACCACAGCGTGTTGAGGTCTACCGGAATGTCTGTAATGCGTGTTCCGACGGCTTCGGCACAACGCATGAAATTGCTGGCTGATGGTGGTAACAACGAATTACTCATTGCGTCCACCTTCGCTGATGGTGAATGACTCACAGCGCGCCGCCTGTATGTCGCTGATGGCCATATTCTGTGTGGGTTCGATTATCTCCACGCGTTGCACACCGTGCACATGCAGTGCGGCAGCAATGGCGGACAACGCCACGTCCTGACCGATAAGCCCCTGCTCAGCCAGCCACTTCCTGAACGACGATTCAGCCGCGGCCAGAATAGGTTCGGATTCCGGGCCGGGGTAAAAGTACAGTTTTGCATTCAGCCGCCATGTCACGATTCTGGCGCTCTGTACGGTCAGGCGGTCGGCCACCGGGCGGGTATCCTCTGCATTCAGAACGGCGCGAACGGTATTAAGCAACGCCTCCGTTGCTGTGCCGTCGCCTTCAGTGGACAGGATGGAAACCGTCACGTTGGCCGGAGACGGGCTGATGGCTCGCGCGTCGCGTACCAGACCGCTGGCGCTGCGTGCAAAATACTCGTATGCGCCTGACGGGCCAGCAACACTCAGACCGTCATACGCCCGTTGCGCCCGCAGTCTCAGCGATGTGTCGCTTTCCATCACCGCGTCGGTGGTATCCGTTGCCGGAGTGATAACCAGGCGCTTTGTGTTCATATTGCCCGCGAGGTTGTCCAGGTCTGTCCCGGCGCTGTGGCTTAACATGCAGGCGCGTGCACCCTCATTGACCCGCTGGCGTAACAGCATTTCACGAAACGCTGTTGTCTGGGCGATAACGTTCAGGGGTTCCGATTCCAGCTCCAGCGCGGCGGAGACGGCTTCACGCTGTTCGGCAGGATAGGACGCAATCATCATGGCCTTTGTGTCAGCCAGAATTGCCTCAAAATCAGGCTTCGCGATGATGGCGGGTTCCGGTAACTGGGAAAGGTCAACAGCAGGCATGATTTACTCCCTCAGCGTGATGGTTAACTCAACATTCTGCATGGTCTGCATGACAGTGCCCGACAGCGTCACCCCGGCGCGGCCTCCCGCTTTCCAGACAACGTCGATGGCGTCCAGGGCAATGCGGGGTTCCCATCGTGTCAGCGCAATCACGGCAGCACTCATGCATTGCAGACGCGTGGTGTTATTCATGGGTTCGTCAATCAAATCAGGTACAAGGCTGCCATATTCCCGTCGCATAACCCGGCTGGCCAGCGGGGTGGTCAGGATGTCCCTGGCTGACTGTTTCAGGTGCTCCATATCATTCAGGTTTCCCGTCCCGTCCGGATTCATTCCTGTGTAGCGGGTTGTCACTGCGGGCCTCCTGTCGAATCGCTGCCGCCTTTCACACCACCGTGTTTATGCGTATGCACTGTGATGCCGTTTGAGGTGAAGTTGCCGCCGCTGTGCGTGATATTGCCGCTCATCTTTCCCCCTTTTGTGACGTCAAGCGTCGCTGTTCTCAGAAGGTTTGTGCATTCCACGACGGGCGTATCCAGTGTCACGCTGACGGATGCCTGCAGGGTGGCTGTTTTCATGCCGCTGGCGCTCAGTGCGCCAGCGTCTGCGTCGTAGCGGAACACCGCGCCATCCGGCGCGCTGACCACGATTTCTTTCAGGCTTTTGCCGGGGGCCGGACTGGCATCACTCCACAGGCTGCCAATTATCATGGCGGTTTCCGGGTTGCCGCCAATGCAGGCAATTACCACCTGTTCGCCTGGTGATGGCGGCAGCCACACATTGAAGGCTCCCGCGCGCGTGGTGTTCCAGCGCAACCAGCCTGTTTCCAGTTCGCCGCTGCGAACGCGCACGCGCCAGGACTTCTCATCAACTTCAGAGATGATCCCGGTGCGGATGATGTTGCTCAGCAGTCGCATGAGTTCTGCGCTCACCGTACAGCCTCCGCAATCCGGCCCAGCACCGTGTTATAAATCAGGCGCTCATCTGCCTGGCTGATACCCAACAGCTCACGTACCGGGTAATCGGTGAAAATGCCCGGCGCAACCTGATCGCGCTCACCGAACTGATGAACGCGTGCAATACGTGCGGCCACGCCGCTGTAACCCACCGTCACACCGGAGGCATCTGCACGGGCTTTCAGGTAGCGGGCGGTGCGCAGTTTTACGAACATGGGGACGCGCTTTGTGCTGTCCTGGTTGATGCGCCGGGTGCGTATTTCCAGAAAACGGTCGATGTCATCCCGGTAAAACGTGCGGATATTGTTTTTATCCTCATCCCACCCGGTAATGGTTCGCCCGTATTTCCCCGTGTCGTGATGCCAGTTTTTCAGCGTGCGTGCTTCGTTATTCCAGATAAAGCGAATGCGCTCCTGTATCCGGGTTACGCGGCGTCTGCGTGGTGTCCATTCGGTCCCGTCCGGCGCTTTTTGTGATCGGATACGTGCCTGCTGGGCGCGACGTAAATCCTGTGCCAGCTTTCTGGCGATGTTATTGATGGCCTGCTGATTCAGGCTGTCGCGGATAGCCTCAAAGGTTTCATCCACGCTGGTGAATGCCTTATCCATCGCTTTCACCCCACGTCACATCCTGGAATACATGCGACCAGTCGCCTTCGGAAGAGGGCAGACGGGGTTTTGGCTCCGGCAGGTGTTCTGCCTGCGGTGTGCCCTGACTGTTGCGCGTGATGCGAACGCGTTCCCGCAGGGGGAGCGTAAACAGGAGATCGGCGCTGTCATCGTCATTGATAACGGCAGAAAATTTGATGTCCTGATTACGCTCCGGATTGAGCAACAACTGTGGCTGATTTTCGGATAACCACGCCAGCAGCGGCAGCGTGAGGTCGTCCAGCTCTCCGGCGTAATCCATGACAAACATCACCATCTGATAGCGGTAAACAAACGAGGGCGCTTCTCCGGTCGTTTCAATGTTGCCGCTCTCCACGAAAATGGTGAATTTCTCGGGATTAGCCTGGCACCACCGACACCCATGAAGCATGGACTCTCGCAGACTGTTTGTCTTAAGCATCTGTTTTGCTCTCCTGCTCTTCCTTATGCTGCGGGATTATTGATTTCCAGCACCAGGCTGCCGATATCGACGCCGTACGCGGCATTTTTAGTGATATCAGTTAACGTCAGCGCATTCAGCCCCAGTGTCAGACTGTCTTTTATGACCTGGAATGCCGGGCCAGCCACTCCATTCAGTTTCGGAGTAACCGTGGCACTGCCGGCGGTGAACACCAGCTCCAGCGTCTGCCAGTCGTTACTGTAATTCCCGAACTCGCCCAACTTTGTGTTTCCGGCTTTCTTGTGATGCATCAGATTCAGTTTGCCGTCTGTGGTCTGGGTGAAGAACGACATCAGGAACGGGTTACCAGTCCCGGTCATCGCCACGACGTCAGGTAACGCTACATCGGTATACAGATAAATTCCCAGACCGAACTGGTTGTTGGTCAGTGCGCCTGACAGTCGAAACTTACAGCTCAGTCTGCCACCCCGTGTCAGCAGGGAGACTGCGTCATCCACCGGGCGCGTCAGGGACCAGGCTTTATTGCTCTGCTTGGTGATCTTAAATACACCATCTGACAACTGAATTCCGCCATTCTTAATGCTCCAGCCCTGCGCAGCAGCCTCTCCGGCTGTCGGCAGCAGGGAGATTGTGCGAACGGACGTATCTGCAGACGGACCCGATGGCGTGTCGCCGCCGGGCGAGGGTTTGATTTCCGGTGCCTTACCACTGATGAAGGCTGAGGTGCGCCCGGCTGCGTTCAGAATAGCGGTTGCCATACGATCGGGAATAATGCCACGACGCGCCCATGAGCTGAAATGCGTCGGGCGATTTGATGATACCCAGTTTTTGTTCGTTCGGGATGCCGAACCGTAATAACCAGACCCGACAATATCAGGATCTTCTGACGGGTTGTTTGTCGGTGTATTAACTCCGCTACCATCGGTCATAAAGGGAACAAAATAAATCTGCTGGGATTCTTTACCTTTATATGCACCATATACCACTTCATATTGCGTACCGTGTTCTTGTTTCCACGCGTATGTCGTGTCGCCACAAATCCAGGGGACTGATGCCGGACTTCCACCGTGACACTGCGCCGCCAGCCCGGCAAGGTCAGCACGGAACTGCTGTACCATTGCAAGAAATGCTGCTGGCTGCTGGGCGTAACTGGCATTCGTCATATCGAATTCCCCCTGCATCCAGCATATCGCCAGCAAAACGTTTTTCGGGTTTTTCTGCAATGCTGCCTTCGTGCGGAAAAGCAGATCCTGATATAACGGCTTACCCACTCCCCAGCGAGCCGAATCCTGACTGGCCCCCGTGGACTCGCTGAATGTCCCCTCCGTGCCCTGGGTGAATGCCGAACCACCACGACAGCATGGTACCAGCAGGATCCCCGCGTTATTAGGGATATACGGAAGCAGTTTTTTGGCAATATGTAAGCCCTGTCCGACACAGCCGTACTGCCCTTTGCTCAGGTCAGCCCGGGGATGGTTAATCGTACTCATATCCTGAACATCATGCAGACAATGGTCAGCAGGAATGATGTCGTTAAATACGCATACTTCACCACCGGGAGTCACTGTGTTACGACGGGCCAGTTGCTTAATGCGCGGATGGGGCGCATCGTATGAATCCGGAAGCGGAAGCCCTTCACCGTAAGCCATGGCATTGGACTGCCCGGCCAGTACGATGACGTAGTACCACTCCGGCTCAGTTGCACCACTGACGACCACATCACCTTCTGCTGCAATCGCCTGCATCAGGGTATAAGGGGTTATGGCCACCGGACTACCAAACGGCTGCCAGCCCTCTTTCAGTTTATGTGTCAGCTTTTCCGCAAGATCTGACGGCGACGCCGCCCTGACAACATCATAGTGTTTAAATGCCATGGTTCTTTCCACCATCTGAAAAATGATTCTTTAAAATACCTGACATGTAATACAGAAAAAACACAAAACCATACCTTAATTAAAAACCTCATCATCAAGCAGATATGCATGGATAAACTACAAGACGAGATATAAACCACCCTGCATTTAAATAAACAATAAACAACATCAGAAAAATAATTCTGCTCTATGGTTTACAATCAAAAATATCATTTATACTTTTCAGAACATCACCAGCAAGGCATAAACAAGGAAACTAAATGAAGTGGATTGTGATTGATACAGTTATCCAGCCATCATGCGGAATATCTTTTTCAGTCATATGGAGTAAAATAAAATTAATAATCTGGTATCAATCGGATGCTTTCTTACCTCCTGAAAGTATATTTACACTGACTCACACAGGCATCATGCTCAATAACAAAGTGCTGCCTGTAACCATTTACAACGTAGTACCATTCAATAAAACATTCTGGAATTTAATCAAAAACAGCCAGGAATGCCCTACAAATACAGATAACGTATTGAATGAATGCTTTAATAACCGTTGCACTCTGCAAATATGTCCTTATGGGCTAAAACAACAAAGTCCATAAGGAGTTTACTCACATCTGACAAAATCAATATAAACAGCCCCTCCGGAGAGGGGCTGGAGAGTGGCGCTATGTGCCATTGCATGGTGCCGGGTGCCTCCCGGTGAATTCAGTACCAGCACCTGAATCCGCGATTATCCCATATACCTACTCGCTGATTGCCCCTCCGCACAGGGGGATTCACCATGCCAGTTTCTTTTAACAAACTCCCCGCAAACCAGACAACAGTCAACCGCCTGAATTGTGAAGTATTTAAAAATTTCTCCCGCTAACTGATACCCGGCTAACAGTCTGGCGTTTTCTTTTTCAGCAACGGGAAAGCAGCAACCACCACCCCCGCCACCAGCACACCGTCAGCCAGCACTGACATTATCCGGCTGCTGCAATGCCATTCACAAAAACAGTAAGCAATCACTTTTTACCGTAACCGGTGATAATCCAGATATGTATCTACCCCAGATGAGTAATCCGAAGTTCATCCATACCACAGGTCCTGGCTATTCTGTTGTACTCCTGAACAAGAGCAAATAATTCTGAATTAGCCACCATGAACTCATCGCAAACCCTCTGTATAGCATCACTATTCAGAATAATAACGTCTCTTCCCGAAAGACGATCAGGAGTACAGAACAAAACTGTCAAACGGCTGAAGGCCTTTGCTCGTTCTGCATTGACTATATCAATACGCTGCCTAAGGATGAAACACCCCGACGCCTCATCAATATTCACTCTACCCACACCATATGAATGATAAATATTTAATGCTGAAAAAACCATTAGACCGTATAACAAACACTCAATCAACACTTAACAGAACTTTTATTTTTGACAAACATATAATATTTTCAACAATATCCTGAGCCAGGTATATTTCAGTATAAGGCTCTGCCGAAAGGAATCTGGAAGAATGAATATGGCGCGCTGTACTGGATTCGAACCAGTGACCGATTGCTTAGAAGGCAATTGCTCTGTCCGGCTGAGCTAACAACGCTGAATACCGATAATGGACCGTCATCGGGGACCCGCCCCCGCACCAACAACCCTGTTATCGTGTCGTCTGCTCTTCCTGATAAGCTAATGGCGGTTTGTGATGGTGGCCCTTGCTGGATTTGAACCAGCGACCTGGCGATTATGAGTCGCTCGCTCTCACCACTGAGCTAAAGGGCCGGAAGCAGAATAATAATGGTGCGTAATTAATTCTGCAATCTCATCCGTTTCAAACGATTAAATCCTGAACTTCCCTGACTGTCTGCTCAAAACGTCCGGTCTCCAGTTCAACGCCAATCGCACGACGCCCGAGCGCCAGTGCAGCTTTTACCGTTGAACCTGAGCCCATAAAAAAATCTGCAACCAGGTCACCCGGACGACTGCTTGCGCTGATTATCTGCTGCAGCATTTCTGCCGGTTTTTCGCACGGATGTTTCCCGGGATAGAACTGCACCGGTTTATGTGTCCACACATCCGTGTACGGCACCTGCGCCGTCACACCAAAATACCGCCGCAGATGCTTATATTCACTCTGCAGCTCCACATACTGCCGGTTCAGTGACGTATACGTATCCACCAGCTGGTGGTGGGGCTTTTCCAGTTCACCGCGCTGATGTTTCTCTTCTGCCACCCGGGCAAACAGCGACTGTAATTTCAGATAATCGCTTTCGTTCGGTAGCTGCCACTGACTGGCACTGAACCAGTGCGACACCATGTTTTTCTTTCCTGTGGCATCTGCAATCTGTTTTGCCGTTATCCCCAGGGCCGCGCGCGCATCACGAAAGTAAGAAATCAGCGGGGCCATCACATGCTGTTTCAGTGCACTGCCCTTCGCCGCATACCCGGCATCTTTCGGACGATACGGCCCCTGATAATGTTCCGCGAACAGAATGCGCTCTGTGGCGGGGAAATACGCCCGCAGGCTTTCCTTGTTGCATCCGTTCCAGCGTCCGGACGGCTTCGCCCAGATAATATGGTTCAGCACACTGAAGCGTTCACGCATCATGATTTCGATATCAGATGCCAGGCGATGACCACAGAACAGGTAAAGACTTCCGACAGGTTTCAGCACCCGCCAGAACTGCGCCAGACACTGGTCCAGCCACTTCAGGTAATCATCGTCGCCCTTCCACTGGTTATCCCAGCCCTCAGGCTTCACTTTAAAGTACGGCGGGTCCGTGACTATCAGGTCAACAGAATTTTCGGGTAACGACCGGATAAATTCCAGGCAGTCGGCGTTGATTAACTCACAACTGGATATTTTTACAGTATTAAGCATGGATCATTAAGCCTGTCTCTGATAGGCTCATTCTGCTTTTGCGCAAAGCAGTGGGCCTGAGGTTTGCTTGTGAACCCAACGCATGAGCAGATGGCTGGTGGGTGCCCCTAACACCCACCAGCCGCCCATTTACCACAAATAAAAAAGCCTTCACTGCGGAAGGCGTCTGTAACAACCGAACTGATAGTCTGCCAGACCCGCCATAACCAGCTGGGTCAGTATTAACTGGCAGCGTTCGCGTGAAAGGTAAGTATTCTGCGCTATCTCCCCGACTGTCGCCGGTTCGGTAACGCTTAATTCATTAAACACCACTCTGGCGGTTTCTGTCATATCCTGCTGTTTTAGCATGTCTTTTTCCCTTTTCCGGTTAACGTGACACACCAATAACTCTTGTCGAAAAAGCCAGCAAGCTGAAAGACAGGTATTCACCGCCACCAGCGCGTTTACTGTACTGACGCGATTTCAGTCATAAAAAACCCGCCAGGCGGCGGGGTGTAAAAAATCTTCTAACGTCAGGCATAAAACGCCCATCGTTAGAGCAAATTTACCACAGATTCGGGAAAAATCAACAACACTATCGCGTTACCCTCTTTAACTGCCGCTCCGCCCATGCCTCTTCAATGTCAAACCGAACCACCAACGTATCGTAAAAGCGTTTCACTGATTTTTTCCACGTATCAAGCGTGATAGCACTCGTCACTTTGCATATGGCATTAAATGCCTCCGTTGATGGCAGCCTTTCACAGCCACGACCACCACAACGCTGGCAATCTCTGATAACAGGCATACCACGTTTTACCGACTCTTCACGATGAATGGCGACACCACGCCCACGGCAATCCTTACAGGCGGTGGAAACCTCACCCTTTCCGCCACACTCCGGACAGGCAACTTTTACCACCTCCCTGACTTTTTTCCATTCTTCCCAGTAAGACGGATACACGCCTTTTGTGCACTTTGCCCACACTGGTGGCTTACCATCCGGATACTGGATCTTGTTTGTAAAAACCTCGCTTTCAATAAATTTTTTTCCGTGACAGCAGGGGCACTGTTTTTTGCTCGCCGCGCTACGGGCATAATCTTCAAACGCATACGAAGCCATAATGCGCATCACTACCGGTTTTATTTCTGCCGGAAGTTTTCTCAACGCCGCCACACGATCGCACCGACTGAGTGCATAATCTGCCAGTAATTCTGTTGCCCGCGCCCTGTCATTCATACTGATGCCCATTTTCCCCAGGAACGCAGAAAACCCCATCTCAGCCCGATTCTGTGTCATGCCCTGCGCGGCCATCACATCAGTGATACTCAGCGCATCTTTTGACGTTGAGGCCGATGCATCGGTCAGGCCAGGGGATTTTGGGGAGTAGTATTTCGGTAAATCTTCCAGTTTCATTTTTTGACCTGCTCTTCATGCATTATGGGGTAAATCTTCACCCCCATACGTCCACCAGATACTGGCTGACCACGAACGATATTGATTTCATCAAACTGCTCATCGTCCATTAACACTCCCGCATGCGTCAGCGCATCCAGCGGTGCTTTCAGGATATTGTCCAGGTCGCGACGACGCTTATCCGGTGGCTCTGCAATCACCTTTATCGCCAGCCTTCCGGACAGGCTTAATTTCAGCCGCTGCTGGCGAACAATAAGCGCCACTGCCCGGCGATAACGCTCCCCGGCTTTTGATACAAAATATGTGCTGCCACGGCGTCGCCAGTAAGTGTTCACCGTCGGCGGGTAAGGTAAAACCAAATCTATGAGCATCAGTCACCTCTTTTACCCAAGCACGCCAGTTGCAAAGGCGTGATCAAGAAAACGAAAAATTAAATCAACCTGAGAACCATGCTTTTCTTCGAACGCCAGAGGATCCGCATGAAGCTCGTTGTGATGCTCCCGACACAACGGTAGCGTGAAAATATCGTGAGATTTTGTCCCCATTCCGCCCTGACCATGACCAATCAGGTGATGGGGATCGTCGGCTGGCTTACCACAACACGCACACGGCTGTGTCTTCACCCAGCGTGTGTATTTCTCGTTAACCCAGCGGCGACGTTTAGGTCGTTTCATGAAAGATTCCGGAGACTCAGGATCAACGGCAATGCTGACCACCGTCTCTTCCTGTGGCGGGTTTTGCTGGTGGGCGTGAGGCAGCGGCGCAAGATTTTTTGTGCGCTGCTTCAGTATGCTGGTGGCGGTCTGCTCTCCCGGTACGATGTCGCTTTCACGGTACATTGAGCGGATTTTTTCCGCACGCAACCCCAGCGAACGACGTAATACCGCTTCCGGTAGCGCGTCCGCCACCTGATTGCGGACCGCCCACCAGGATAATTCAGCCAGCGATAATTCCCGTTCCTGCGAGCCATTCATTGCATGGCGTATGACGTCAATCATCCATGCAGACAGGTTTTGGTGAGCAAGTTGCCCGAGTGATTCGGAGGTCTGGTCGCGCAGCTGGTTGTCGCAGTGCCAGCACAACACCATTGCGCCGGTACCATAACGGTGAATGACGGTTTCACTGTGGTGATAATCGCCGTGTGGCCACTGGCAGGATTTAACATGGCGCAGTAACCAGTCAGACAATGCGCCAGCGCCACCAGCAGCACGAATCACTCGTTCGTCGCTGAAAAATGGCAGTAATGATTTATCCTCCGCCAGCGGCTGGCGAACGGCAGGAACGACCCCGGACGGCAGATTACGCATGCTTTTCGGTTCCGGCTCCACCAGTACCCGGGTATTGTGGAATACCGGCATGGATTCACGGCCCGGCTTAACGATCACCAGCCCGAGTTCCGGTACCAGAACAGGTCGAAGTAATACCCGCACGTTACCTCCAGATGCGTTGCTGGAATGTGCGGGACGGACGCGGTGGGCGTTCGGAATAAGGGAGTCTGACGTAGATTATCCAGTGACGATAATCGAGGGTGAGGGCTTTCCTAAACTCATATCCACGTCTGCGGTAGTTATGAATCAGCCATTCGGCCTGTTCTTCAGTACAGGGATCGTGCTGATACCAGTCATATTTGAATGCGTGAGAACGCCACCCGTGCCTGCTGGCAAAGGCAGAATCAGAATTGCGAAATTTGAAATTATGCGCCATTGTCATCTCCAATGGCGCTGCAGGTTGCCAGTTGTTCAGGCTGGCTCACGTATTATAACTTATTCCCGAACTACCTTGAAACCGAGTCTTTCCAAGTATTCAATGAATGCCTCAACAGATAACACTACATGATCATCAGGAATTAACGCTGTGTAGGTAATACCCCCATTCTCAACGCGCACAGCATAGAGGCCATCTTCACTAAAAATTTCACGTAATTCTTCGATTTTCATCTTCAGAATCCTTCCAGATAAATAGCTCTTCCCCTTCGGGGTCCATCCCTCTTCTCCCTGCGCGCTACTTAAGTATTTTTGATTCTATTCCGGCACCATCTAAAACTTCAAACGCGTTGAAAATAAAAACAAAAACCCGCCGAAGCGGGTTAAGTGCGGGTGCGTTGAGGATGCCTGACACATCAGAGGTGGCGAGGGATTTCTCCCCCGCCCGGTCTCTTACTCCTCAGGTTCGTAAGCTGTGAAGACAGCGACCTCCGTCTGGCCGGTTCGGATTCGTACCTCGCAGAGGTCTTTCCTCGTTACCAGTGCCGTCACTATGACGGTTAAACAGATGACGATCAGGGCGATTAGCATCGCCTTTTGCTGCTTCATAGCCTGCTTCTCCTTGCCTTTCGGCACGTAAGAGGCTAACCTACGTGTGTAGAGCATAGATATGGCCTCAGATTAATGTTAAGCGTCTTGCAGGACGCGTAATGTTAACTGGGGCTTTTCTCTATCTGCCTTTTGGTGTTCATGCCTGAGACAGATAGCCTCAAGCACCCACAGTCATTCTACTTAACTAAGATTTCCCTGCAAACCGTTTTTGTCCGGCACAGTAAATATCCAACTAAACCAATAGCGTTCGCTGTATTTACCGCCAGTATTCAATGCACGTGACCGCCATGAACACCCCTAAAAAAAGGGCATTTATATGTCCAAACATTAATATCAAAACATCAATTTTTTCCATATACCTTGCTGTGAAGATGATGGGCATACATGATGCGAACAACCAGAACGCAACAAACAAAAACTGCAATGCGTTTTTCATTATTCCCCCTACAATCAATGTGCAATTACATTTAAACACACCTCAATTTGGCCGGACATATAAATATCTAAACCAGAAAAAATCACTTACATAGCGTTACAAACTCTTTAGTCTAAATATTCATCGTAAAACATTCCCCATACTTATCAGCCCACTCTACGCCAGGTAGCTCATTGCCTTATCTGGGAATCTGTAATCAGGTTTCCGTTTTTCAGTCGGCTGGTCGTTTAACCGGCATAGTTAACCCATTAATCTGGTTGCCGGATGCTGGTGGATTTTCGCGTTTTAGTTGTTCATAAAAGTGCACAGCTTTAACCAGTTCTTCTGATGTAACCGGGACTGGTGGGGCAGTGAATAAGGCCTGAATTTCATAGTTCGGCCTGTCGTTACAATCCTCTTTTTTCGGTACATATTTCCAGTCACCAACCCACAACTCCCCCTGAGAGTCCATAACACCTTTTTTCACGTAGCGATATCGCCACGCTATCGGCTCTGCTTCCAGCGATGCCAGTGCAATTTTGAATAACTCGCCCTCTACTCGCGCCATCCCTGAATTGGGGTGGCATTTCGTAATCGCTATTTTTAATTTGGCTTCTTCGATTAATTGTTCTTTTGTTAATTCAGTCATTTTCATTACCGCCCTTTCAGGCGGCCTCCTGATGTTCTGAGGGTGCAGAAATCCCTCCGGTTAAGGATTAAATTTTATTTACAGTGCTGGATTTAATTATTCAGATTTGGATTATGCTTTCTCTTCACTCCGGTATACAAGAATTACAACGTCACCTCTGCTAATCACGCGAGCTGGCTCTCCTGGTTCTATACTGTCAATATCGAAGGTCTCAAAAAACGCATTCATTGCCTTCTGCCGCTGCGTCTGTTTACAGCGTTTATTCCATTCTTTCAGTAACATCAGTGACAGCCACCGCCATGAGCAGAACATGATGTAGCACCAACCAAGAAGCGCCAACCCCGTATTGAGGGCCGTACCAATCGTCATTGTTGCGTCGATATTCACTGTACCTCCTCCTGGAAAATAACTGCATGCCCCAGTTTCTCCGCCAGCGCCAGTTCTGCCTTAGCACCTGCTGACCGCTGCCAGCCTTTCAGCATGTAAATCGCATCCACACAACGAATCATTGCCATGCAAATATCCATGTAGTGCGGCTGTGTCAGCCCATCCGGAAGTACTGCCGGGTTCAAGACTGTATGCCCTTCCCGTTTCAGTTCCTCTTCCGCCTTGTGGAACGCCTCACGGTTGAAATTTTTATACCCGGTCATTGGACCGGCAATATAAACTCTCACCCTCACTCCTGAACTCTCCTGTCGAAATAAACGTAGTTATTCACTGTGCGCAACGGCATTCCAAATTTTCTGGCGATTTCTCTCCTGGGTACGCCACGCTGATGCAGCTGTCGCGCCAGTTCAATATCACTCTGCGGATATTTTGTTGACTGGTGATAATCACCCCGTAACATCAGGCTGACACCCAGTTCCCGCGCTTTCGTTCTGACAGCATCACCTGTACGACCGGTCAGCCTCCCAATGCTTTCGACCGTCATCGTTCCCGCACACTGCCGGAGTATCATGATTTCAGCCTCGTACCACTTCTTCCAGCCACTCACCGCTGCAGCTCTCCGGTCGCGGTAATATCCCGAAGAATATCCCGGTGCTTGTTCAGCTCCCGCAGCGCGGTGCAGACTCGTTCCCACTTCTGGACATGACTTTTCGCCCGACGCAGTTCACGATTTGCTATATGCAGCGATGGTAAAATCAGGTTATCCGCTTGCGTTTCAGTAAACGATGGCAACGACTGCACAATGTCCGCCACAGTTTCGGTTTTAATATCTTCCTGTGTTGCAGCTTCCAGTACTGGTAACGCAACACCGGCTGGCTGAGGAAAGGCTTTACCATCAGTTTCCGCTACCGATGCAGCTTTCGGCTCTGCTGGTAAATTATCGCCCGGCATGCAGTAACGAAATTTACCGTTCTGATTAACGCGAATCAGACGACCTTTACTGATTGCCATTGCCAGCGTTGAAGCCACTTTGCGTGATGTGATGCCGAAAAACGTAGCCAGTTCATCCGCCGTTTGTGGTCCGCGTTGTTCAATCGTTGCGGTTAAATCGCACTCTGAGATTTTCGCTACTGTTGCTGTGGTGGTTTCTTCCGGCAGTTCTGCCTGCGCTGGCTGTTCCTGCTGAACGTTGTTATCAGCCACACGCCAGGTGTACGCGCTTTTATCAACGAAACCAGCCTTTTTCAGTTCCCATAGTTCGTTCAGCACTTCTTCACGACTGATATCAAGTCGCGCAGCCAGCTCTACCGACGTGGCTTTTCCCATCGCTTTCAGTGCGTCAAAAACAGTCTCCATAAATTTCCTCCCGGTAAAAATTACTTCTCAACTCAGACAAACCCAGCCGCTTTCCGGCGTTCATATTCCTGTTTCAGCAACTCAATTGGCGTTGGCCCCGACGGGCGTTTGGGTGCCGCCAGTTGTCGCCGGACTGGCGGAACGCTCAGGCCGTTACTAACATGCTTTGCCCATTTCGTCAGCTGCCGTTCTGCAAGCCGTTTTAATTCCCCTTCGGTCATCTGGCGCTCAATCCCCTTTGAACGCATCTCAAGGCAAATGTGATACAGCACAGGCTGAGGCCACGGGTACTTATCACTTCCGTCATATCGCCAGGACTCATTGCGCCAGCGGCGGTACTCCTCCATCACAGCATCCACCGTCAGACCGAATGGATTGGCTCCGCTCTCCGAAATCAGCGCCACAAACTCAGCCAGGTCCGGAGGCCATGTTTCACCCGCCCGGCAGCGGTCCATGCACTGGCGGCAGACCTGTCGGATTTGCTGCTCAGTCATCGCGCCAATCTGTGCAATCCAGAGCTTCGAAGGTGCGGCCCCGTTCTTCTGGGTCCAGCGGTTCGAATAAACCTCCCCCATGAGTTCCCACAGCTTCCAGACCGTTTCCGTCGCTGATAAATCCGTTTTCACGTTCCCACTGCTCACGTGCTGCCCGAATTTCCTGAACTGCCCGTGATGCGGTGCCACCTGGTGCTGCTGCATGGTTTACCCCCTTGCTGACTGGCTTAACCTGCGCCCTGACGTGATTTACGTGACGGGCGAATTTCTGCTCCCACTGAACCTGCGTGAAAACTTTCCCCTCCGCTGCCCAGTAGTCCCGGAAAGCGGCAAGTTCAGCAGGTGTAAATTCCGGCTCCGGCAAAGCCATCCCCCACAACGCAGCCCGTCGTCGAAAATCCGGCGACGGATGCCAGTCATCGACCATCGGAAATTTCCCGATGGGTTCGCTCAGTCCATCCAGGGATGCAGGTTCTGCTGCCTGCAACGGCGTACCACTCGACTCACTGGTCGGAGCACTCTCGCGCACGTGCGCGTTATGTGTGGGGTTTAATTCTTTATCTGTATCTTTATCTGTCGTGACTCGTCGTGACATGTCGTGACATATGCGTGACTCGTCGTGACACCCCTCATTCTGTTTTCGTAATTTTTCCCTCTCGCGCTGCGCTCTCTTGCGCTCTGCCGGGGATTTCGCGGTTTGTGAAACGTTGCCATTGTCCTCTTTCAGTACCTGGCGTTTTTCCCATCCGGTGATTAAATCTCCATCAAGTACCCGCCCCTGCATTGCCTGTAAAATTGAATCAATTACTTCTTCCGTCACATCAAGCGCACTTGCTAAATCTTCCGTCGTGACATCAATGTGACCACGTAGTGACACGCCGTGACATGTCGTGACATTTCGTGACGCGCTCACCAGAAGGTGGATATACACCGCCATCACTGTTGCAATTGGCTGTCCTGACACCCTGGAAATTGTTCGCCACTTAGGATCATTTGGCATGTCATGCCATAACCTGAGCCAGGCATTAGCCATACTCACCTCTTCTGATACCGAATCTTTTTACTCACGAATTACCGGAAGCGATCCGGTATGAATATTGTCAGTCAATGCACAACCACAATATTTCCCGCCGGGCCACCACGATTCATCTGGTTGAAACCAGCGATCGCCACTGCGACAAAATCATCAGCGTCTCTCACCAGTCGTTCCCGCGTCTCCACCAGCTCCCGAAAATAAGCTGAACTGTGGCTGCGCATTCGGGCCACCAGCAGAGGCGGCATTGCTTTTTCGATCGCTGGTAACAACGCCTGAATTTTTTTAACCGCATCAGGAGTGTCTTTCTCCACCCAGCGGAAAATTTTCTGGGTATTGCGAGCCAGGGCTTCCGGATGGCTGTCGTCATATAATTCCGGGAACGTCATACCAAGCTCAAAATAAGCCCGGGTTATTTCAGCTGCCGGAACTTTTTCACCGTCCGGATGCGCCCAGGCATTCATCGCCATGCGGATGTGCTCATGCCTGATTTTCATGAATCAACTCCGATGCATTTGGTGTGTTAGCCTTGAATCCAACAGGTAAGCCGTCGGTTGGATTCGGGTAAATATCAGGCCGGAGTTCATGAGGTGTAACCTCGAAATTCGTTACTTCAGCAACACGTAATGCTTTTTCAGGGCTGAATCTTTCATAGCCCCCCAGCACTCGACTTACATGCACCTGAGATAAACCCGTTAGCTTCCCAAACTGTAGCTGGGTGATATGTTTCTCTTTTAAATAGTCTCTTAAGTTCATAGCCAACCTTCTACGTTATGCCTCGAGCAAATATTAGCCCCGCTAATTTTAAAGATCAATAGCCAGGCTATCTTTGATAATATTGGTAAAACAAATAAACTCTATGTATGAAAAAAACACGCGAAGTGATTGCAACTCCAGAAGCGAGCAAGAATTTAAAAGCCGCATGGAATGCAAGAAAAAAAGAGCTGAAGCTGACTCAAGAGCTGGCGGCTGAGTTGTTGGGATTCGAATCTCAAGGCACCGTTAGCCAGTATCTGAACGGCAAGATACCGGTAAATACCGACGCTGCGCTAAAATTTGCGGCTCTGTTAAAGGTAAAACCAGAGGACATTCGAGAAGACCTTAAAGACTTAATGAATTATGTAAGATCATCAGATACTTATGATGATAACTTTTCAGGCAAAGGATGGAGGCTGGTCAATGAAGAACAGGCAGAGTTACTTAACCTCTTCGAGATTCTACCTGCGTCAGAAAAAGCCAAACTCCTTAACCAGCTACGTGGACTAAACAAGCTCTACGAGGAAGCCTTCGAGAACATGCTGGCACTAAAGAAACGTAACCAGTAGCCACCGCTCACTACCCCATCCACAACAAAAAAACCGACGTCTTAGTTGGTTTTTTTGTGCCATAACTTCTGCAAATCAGCTGTATAACTAATATTTTTCCCTTGAAAAAACATTTACATAGTTACCAAATCAAAAATATCATACGCCATACTGTTGACTTAAAATATCCGCGTTACTAATATTTCTATCAAGAACAGCACGGCGCTGTAGGTTTTAGTTCCGCCACCCGGCGTTAAGGGGAAATGAGGTCAGCATGGATACTATCGATCTTGGCAACAACGAATCTCTGGTGTACGGCGTGTTTCCCAACCAGGACGGCACGTTTACCGCGATGACGTATACCAGAAGCAAAACGTTTAAAACTGAAGCTGGCGCGCGTCGCTGGTTAACCAGAAACACTGACTGATGAGGTTGACGATGGAATTTAAAGATTTACCAGTACCATTCCAGGAAATGGCATCGAATGTGGTTCGCTCTCAACTGGCGACTCTTGACCTGAGTACCGTAGAAAAAGAAACCATCGATACTATATCCGGTAACGTGCGTCGTGCCTTTATCGGTCTGTACGAAGAGAAGCAGCTCTCTGATAACCAGGATTTACATGAAAAATACTTCCTGGAATTAATGGACATCATTAATAAAGGATTTGGCTTGTTAATGAAAAAGAAAGGGATTCGAATAGCTCCCCTTGAAAATCATTTTACAGCGAGCAGTATTAATTCCTGTGATTTAAAGCATCACACATCCGATGGGAAAGTTGAATCAAACAACAAAATATCAATTAATCATTAATTTATTCACAGGTGAGGTAGAGTGCGTGCGCCGGACACGGATAAGAATCCGGCACTGACAGTTTACTGAAAAGGATATATCCCTGAAAAGTCAGGGCATAACACGAAAGCGCCCGGAGAAGTTAGTCTCTCTGTATAGGTCGTCGTTAAATTTAATTCGATCGTGCGCTTCCGGTTGTGGCAATCCGCGAAATGGCGCGGCGGTAAGTATGGCGGGGGTATTTCTTCCCCCGTTGAGGACACCGGGTTGTCAGGTTGACCATACGCTTAAGTGACAACTCCGCTGCAACGCCCTCTGTTATCAATTTTCTGGTGACTTTTGGCGGTATCAGTTCTACTCCGTGACTGCTCTGCCGCCCTTTTTAAAGTGAATTTTGTGATGCGGTGAATGCGGCTCAGCGCACGCGGAACAGTTAAAACAAGCGGTCTTTTACGGGCGTAACGGGAATGCTCTGTATCCGACGTTAATTGTTAACTGGTTAACGTCACCTGGAGGCACCAGGCACCGCATCAACAAAGTTCACTTCGGTGATGAAAGGTAGAGAAAATGTTGAATGTAGCTATTGAAAACCAGAACGGGTGGAATTATAGTGCACCTGCACCTCATAAAACGGGTGCCGGGCGTGGAAACCCGAAATCATTCACGGCGCATAACCGCGCTCAGGCGGTTTTTTTATGCGTTAAGCACAGCCACATTCGCATTATGGTGGGGCGTGCAGGGCAGCCGCAAGGCTGGCCGGGTTCCGTGATGACCGGTATTTCCACCCCTGTACGTCTCACCACCCTTATGGTCGTGGAAAACCTCGGTGGTGAGTTAATCAAATTCATCGCGGAGGCTGCCATCATGGCTACTATCCTTACCCTTTCTCACCCTGACGTAACCATCGAAAATGGTCGCGCTGTCACTACGTCTGTTGCGATCGCCGAGTTCTTTGGCAAACGCCACGAACGAGTGTTGGATAAAATTCGCAATCTGGACTGTTCAGCAAAATTCACTGAGCACAATTTTGTGTCGAGCGAATACACCGACTCAACCGGGCGCAAACTCCCAATGTACCAAATCACCAAAAACGGCTTCGTTTTCCTGGTGATGGGCTTCACTGGCAAAAAAGCCGCTGCATTTAAAGAGGCATACATTGCTGAGTTCGACCGCATGGAAGCAGAACTGCGCCAGAATAACGCCCCGTCTCCCGACAAAATGATTCACGGGGACGGACGCACCCTGGTTATCCGTCTCGACGAACACGGCAATATCAAATTCACTGAAACCGTTCCTGACGGCGCAATGGTCTGCACCCTGGATACCTTCCGGTTTTATCTGGAGAAACAAGGATGGACTCTTGTAAACCGGAGCGCAATTAAAAATATGACTGTGGAGCAATTGCTAAAAATTCATTGTTGAGGACGCGATAATGGAAACGTCACTACCAAACGTTAATACGTCTGACGGGTGCTTTAATATTGGTGTTCTGCTCAGTAACAGGGATTTCACCGAGGATGCAATCAATATGAGAAAATATGAACCCTACCTGCTGAATGACAATTCCATACTCTCCAGAATTGCCCTTCTTAAACTCGGTATTTTCGGAGAGTGGCGATGAACACATTATTCGTACTCATTCTGACTGTACATCTCAATACTGGTGAGTCGCTTGATGCAATCACCGGCATGTACAACTCAATGAAAGAATGCATGGCTGCCGCAGCGGAACAGAAAATTCCCGGCAACTGTTATCCGGTCGATAAAGTTATTCACATGGACAATAACGAAATCCCGGCAGGATTAAAAACAGCGCCGTAATTAATATCCAGTTTCATTTTTATATGCCAGCAATGGCAGGGATTTGTTCACCCTTAAATCTGTAATGAGGTAAAACAAAATGAGTAAAGTCTTTATTTGCGCCGCCATTCCGGACGAACAGGCAATAAAGGAAGAAGGTGCCGTCGCTGTAGCCACTGCCATTGAAGCCGGTGATGAACGTCGCGCCCGCGCAAAATTTCACTGGCAATTCCTGGAACATTATCCGGCTGCTCAGGACTGCGCTTATAAATTTCTTGTCTGCGAGGATAAACCCGGTATACCCCGCCCTGCCCTCGATTCCTGGGATGCTGAATATATGCAGGAAAACCGCTGGGATGAGGAATCCGCTTCCTTTATTCCGGTCGAACCAGAATCCGATCCGATGAACGTCAATTTTGACAAGCTGTCCCTTGAAGTACAGAACGCGGTCCTGGTTAAGTTCGGTACATGTGAAAACATCACCGTTGATATGGCGATTGACGCGCAGGAATTACTGCAGGAAGACGTTGCTACCTTTGACGGGCATATCGTTGAAGCACTGATGAAAACGCCTGAAATTAACGCTATGTATCCGGAACGCAAACTGTTCGCTATCGGATGGGTTAAACACAAATGTAATCCGGGTGCCAAATGGCCCGAAATTCAGGCTGAATTACGTAACTGGAAAAAACGGCAGGACGCAGAGCGCAAAGAGACTGGAAAATACACGTCTGTTGTTGATCTCGCCAGCGCCAGAGTCAATCAACAGAACACTGAAAACTCAGCAGGAAAAATCAACCCAGTCACTGCCGCCATTTGTCGCGAATACAAGCAGACATGGAAAACGCTGGATGAAGAACTGGCCTACGCTCTCTGGCCTGGCGATATTGATACCGGAAACATTGACGGCAGCATCCATCGCTGGGCAAAAAATGAAGTTATCGACAAAGATCGCGAAGACTGGAAGCGCATTTCCGCATCAATGCGCAAACAACCCGATGCCGTTCGCTACGACCGTCAGACTATTTTTGGCCTTGTCCGTGAGCGTCCGATCGACATTCACAAAGATCCCGTAGCACTGAACAAATACATCACTGAATACCTGACTACCAAGGGCGTGTTTGAAGATGACGAAGGAACAAATCAGGGCACAGCTGGTACTCTCCCGTCACCAGTACCAGAAACTGATGCAGTGGAAACGGCAATGCCGGACAACGAAAAAAACGAATGCGAAGTGGAAGACGAACCATCTGTAGAGCGTGAGGGACCGTTCTACTTCCTTTTCACCGATAAGGACGGCGAAAAATACGGTCGCGCAAACAAACTTTCTGGTCTGGAAAAAGCACTGGCCCTGGGAGCTACGGAAATCACAAAAGAGGAATACTTCGCACGTAAAAACGGCACGTACTCAGGTTCACAACAAAATACTGGTGCATCTGACACGATCGCACAACCAGAGCCGGTAAAAGTTACCGCTGACGAAGTAAACAAAATTATGCAGGCAGCCAATATCAGCCAGCCTGACGCCAATAAGTTGCTTGCTGTATCACGTGGTGAATTTGTTGCAGGGATTAGCGACCCGAATGATCCGAAATGGGTGAAGGGGATTGAAACCCGCGATTCAGTGAATCAGAACCAGCAAGAAACGGAACAGAACGGCCAGAAAGCGGAACAAAACAGCCCAAATGCGTTACAAAACGAGCCAGAAACGAAACAGCCTGAACCAGTGGCGCAACAGGAAGTGGAAAAAGTCTGCACCGCCTGCGGTCAGACCGGCGGCGGCAACTGCCCTGATTGTGGCGCGGTGATGGGCGACGCAACATACCAGGAAACATTCGATGAAGAGTATCAGGTTGAAGTTCAGGAAGATGATCCGGAGGAAATGGAAGGCGCTGAACATCCACACAAGGAGAACACTGACGGCAATCAGCATCACGATAGCGATAATGAAACTGGCGAGACGGCAGATCACTCAATTAAGGTGAACGGTCATCAAGAAATCACATCCACCAGCAGGACGTGTGACCATCTAATGATCGACCTTGAAACCATGGGAAAAAATCCTGATGCCCCGATCATCTCAATAGGTGCAATATTTTTCGATCCGCAAACCGGAGATATGGGACCGGAATTTAGTAAGACTATCGATCTGGAAACTGCTGGCGGAGTCATTGATCGGGACACCATTAAATGGTGGCTTAAGCAATCACGCGAAGCGCAATCTGCCATTATGACCGATGAAATCCCGTTAGATGATGCACTGTTACAATTGCGGGAATTTATCGACGAAAACTCCGGTGAATTTTTTGTTCAGGTTTGGGGAAATGGAGCCAACTTCGACAACACGATTTTGCGCCGTTCATACGAACGGCAGGGGATCCCCTACCCGTGGCGTTACTACAACGATCGCGATGTACGCACAATCGTTGAGCTGGGGAAAGCCATAGACTTCGATGCCAGAACGGCTATTCCATTCGAAGGTGAGCGCCATAATGCACTTGATGACGCCCGTTACCAGGCAAAATACGTTTCAGTTATCTGGCAAAAACTGATCCCGAGTCAGGCTGATTTTTAATGTTCAACCCCGGTCGTTGCCCACCAACTATAGTGGCGGCGACCATGATTAGCGAACGACGCCCATGGCAAGACTTATTCTGCTCACTGAGTGGGCAAAAGAGGAATTCAGTGAACCGGTCCCAACTCCGAGTACGTTAAGTAAATACGCTAAAGCCGGAATGATATTTCCTCTCCCCAAAAAAGTTGGAAGACGCTGGCGAGTGGATCCGCAAGCTCGCTTTGTCGGAATGGTAAACAAGCCGGAGGTGATCGCCACAGATCACCCTGCTTTGAAGAGGATACTGGAAGATGGCGCGCCCGCGAAAATATAAAACCGATGTTCCGGGATTATCTCCGTATTTTGACAAAAGAAATAACAAAGTTTACTGGCGTTACAGGCATCCCATAACAGGCAAAAATCACGGTCTCGGCAGTATTGACCAGAAACTGGCAGAAACTATTGCAGCAGAAGCGAACAGCCGTCTTGCCCGGCAGCAAATGGAACAAATGCTCAGTCTGCAGGAGAAAATTATTAGTGATACCGGCGGTTCATCAACCGTTACCATTTTTCTGAATAATTACAGAAAAATTCAACAGGAAAGATATGAAAACGGCGAGATCAAACTCAACACGCTGAAACAGAAAGCGGCCCCTCTCAGGGTATTTGATGAACGTTTTGGCACCAGACCGTTAGATGCCATAACCGTAAAAGATGTGGTATCAGTACTGGAAGAGTACAAGGCCAGAGGACATAACAGAATGGGACAAATTTTCAGGAAAGTACTGATCGATGTTTTCCGGGAAGCTCAGCAAACGGGCGATGTCCCGCCAGGCTTTAACCCTGCAGAATCGGCAAAAAAACCGCAGGTGCGGATATCAAGACAGCGACTGACTTTTGATGAGTGGATGATGATTTATAACGCAGCGGAAAAGGATGGTTACTTTTTACAGCGCGGTATGCTGCTGGCACTGATGACAGGCCAGCGCCTTTCAGATATTTGCAAAATGCAATTTTCGGATATCCGGGATGGTTATCTTCATGTCGAACAGCAAAAAACAGGAACCCGGATTGCCATCCCTCTGGCTCTGCGTTGCGATAAATTAAATCTCACCCTGGATGATGTAGTGTCATCCTGCCGCGATTGCGTTCTTAGTCCGTGGCTATTGCACCACCATCACGCGAAAGGGACAGCTAAGCGCGGCGGGATGGTTAAGCCAGCAACATTAACCGTTGCATTTAAAAAAGCCCGGGATTCTGTGGATTACAACTGGCGTGCTAATGGCACCCCACCCTCTTTCCATGAGCAGAGATCTTTATCAGAGCGATTGTTCAGAGAGCAGGGGGTTGATACCAAAATTTTGCTGGGCCATTCGAATCAAAAAATGACCGATATTTACAACGACGCACGCGGTAAGGAATGGAAAAAACTGGTCATTTGA